ATGAATAGCGTGAACGCCATAATGAATTTTGTCAACCTGCAGAATCTTTGTTTGGCAATCCCCAAGTTCCCCGATGGTGCCGGGTGGCCTATGGCCTGAACTATCAGATTTGGGTTGTGTCAAGTATGACCCATTTATGTGGCTAGGTGGCGAATGCGACCCTAGGCGTAGGAGGGAAACACGCCACGCCTAGAGCCTGTCAGAGTTGGCTATGCCTTGTCTGAGTTGGGTTTTGGCAACGCTCGCCATGCTGCTTCGAGCGCTTTAGCGTCTTTTGCCAAGTCCATTTCAAGTTCAAAGTGAAGCCATGCGCCCCCTATTGAACCTGCGTTGTCGGTTGCTGTAAAGATTTTGACGCCTTTTTGCCCTTCGCCTCTAGAACAGCGATAGCCACGGCCGTAGTCCCCAAATGCGTAGTCGTGCAGTTCGCACAGTCCTAGGGCTTCTGAGTGCTCAATAAGCCAATCCCACGCTTCTTTAGCCTGTGCCCTGCCTGCTCTGGTCTTGGGATAGCCAATGTCGCCAGCGACGCCAAGTGAATGCACGGAAAGGGTTTTGCCTCCACGGATGTTGCGAACAACAAACGTGCCCAGATTGGTGAAACCCCAGCGCCGTTTGCATAGGTCAACGAACTTTTCTGTTCCTGCGAGTTTGCCTGTGCCTGGTGTGGTCACTGGGTAGTAGGGGTACTTACGGGGCATTTGGGGGGTCTTTCGGTTTGTCTTTGAGGCCGTTGCCTGCGAGTACACCGATGAGGCCACCGGCGAGGGTCATGAGCATGGGTGAGAGGACTGCCCATGCTTCGGCATCGTTTGGTGCTTGGTCGAGTGGTTGAGTGACGAACAGCAGGCCGTAGATCAGTGATGCAATGGCCATGACGAATGAGAGCGTAAGTCCAGCTGCAACGAACAGGATTATGCGTGCTTTGATTTCTTCGTTTGTCATTCTTTCTTTAGGCACAGCGTCCACCTCCTATTTGTGTTTGTGTCCCTATGGTTTCGGGGGCTTTGTTTTTGATGCGTTCGCAGTTCACTCTTGTACGGTCTGCACAGGCTGTGAGGGTGATGGCGAGCAGGCTAATCAGGGCTAGGCGTTTCATCGGTGCTTGGTGTTTGTGGAATGGTTTCGGGTGCTTCTTCTGTGTCTGTCTCACTTATGACTAGCGAGCCACTTGACCAGTCGTGGACGGTTTGTTTTGGTGTTGTCATTATTTAGTTCCTGTATCCGTAAATCTTGTAGGAGCCTGTCATTGCGCCACCGTCAGGGTAAATGTTGAGTCCTGTTGCGATGGTCGCTGTGTTTTCCATGTTTGTGTTCCATTGGACATACATGTAGTTTCCACCACCACCTGTGCGCTTGGTCATTCCTGTTCCGTTTAGCCCTGTTGGCTGGGCAACTGTGGCAAAAGTAATGTCGGCATTGAAAAATGATTGGAAGCCTAGGTTGTAGTTGTAAGCGAGGTTTATCCATGCGCTTTGATTTAGAGAACCACTAGCAACCACGCTTCCCGAATAATTTTCTAATGTTTGAGTGTCATAAGTAAGAGTGCTAATTAGTCCTCCTGAATTTCGTAATCTAATGTTCAAGTATCCACCTGCTGTGGCCTGCGTCCATGACATGACGATTTTGTAGTGAGGGTAATCCGTTGTAAAAACATTAGAAAGCACTAACGGCGATGCTGCTGTGATGCTTGTAAAAGAAGCAGAAGCAACTTCCCAAAGCCCGACGGCGTTCATTTGCGCTGCTGTAAGCACTTGGCCTGTTGTGAAATCTGGTGGTGTAGCCATGTTTAGTATCCTAATCTGTTGTTGTCGAGCGTGCCACGAGTCAAATCGTCAAGCAGCAAATAAGCGTTCAGGTCTGCACCCGAAAGATAAAAAGTGAACCGAGCACCGGCAGGGGTGGCCGACATAGTGACACCCTCAATCACACAAACAAACGTAGTGCCACGAAAAACAACCTCAGTCTGAACACCCACTGTGCCAGCAAAAGTCTGTGTAAAACCAGCAAAATTGTCTAGCAACATTGCACCAGTCTGAGCCTCAGCCAAACACGAAACAGAACTAATTGCAAACTTAGGTGTCTGATAGTTACCCAACAGATAATTGGCAAAGTCCAACGCCTGCCCAGTAGTCGGATTATTAGTGTTCACCTGATAAGTACGAAACGGCGCAGTCTCGCCCACCTTTGTCACAGTCTGAGTAGCAAGACCGTCAGGTGCTACAGAAACCTGAGTCCAGTAGTTATCGGCAAGACTGTCAAACGTTATCTGGTCGTATTTTTGAGAAATGTTGAGAGGGTCAGGTGTGCCATCTGTGAAATAGTTTTGAGTGCCAGTCAAAGTAAATGGGTCAACAATAAAAACATCGTAAAGCGCCGAGGCAATGCCGTCCCACATACGAGCATTATTAGATAAAGCAGTTTTGGCTAGCCAATCAGCCCAAGTTCCTGAAATGGTTTGTGCAGCTCCTGTGCGTGACGCTTGGCCATTCCAAAACATAGGGACACCAGATTGAGTTGATGCAGCCGTGAACTGGTTAGTCAATGTGTCTGCAGCCATTGAATAGTTGTTTCCTGTCATACGACCCAAGTCAGCAAAAAAGCCTTCGCAGGAAATAGTTAGGAAGTCAGCAGGGCCTACACCAGCCGAATAGGGGATGCCATACTCGACGACAACATTAGAGATTTTCCCTACCCACAAAACATAGGGACTCGGATTTGTGTCGTTTTCAATCTTTATGTATGTGCCTGCTTTGAGAGCCGTGATCGGTGAAGCAAATCCTGTTGGATACCTAACAACTACCTGCCCTGTTGAGGCTCTGATTTGGTCTAGTTGAGCCTGAATGCCTACTGACAAGTTGATGTTTTGAACATTGGTTAGTGCAGTGAACGTTACATTGTCAGCCGAATAGGAAACTTTGTATTCTTGCAAGCCCAAAGCCATTAGAAAATGTTGCTTACTCGAATAGGGATAGAACCGTTTTGCCTCATGTAGGTGCGTAGTGCCTGCACCACAGCCTGTGGGTCGCCACCGTTGACGTTGATGTTGACAGTTGTGCCACCACCCATGCCAAACTCGCCCATGCGATCTAATGGAATCACAGCCTCTGGGCCACGGCCTTCACCAATCATCGCCAGCGTCGGGCCAGTGACGATGCCACCTGCAGCCAACATCGGGATGTCGGGCATAGAAAAACCTTTGCCACCGATACCGGGAACCCACGACGGCACAGTGAAAGAGAATTTGCCGATGGTGTTGTTCCAGACTGAGGCAATGCCGTTGAAGATGGTTTTGAACACTGTGAGCATCAGGTTGAACTGTGGAATGACAACGTTAGTAATCCACCATTTGATAGCGCCAAATACGCCGTCGACAATTTTTCGGAATCCTTCAAACTTTGTGTAGGCAATGGCAAGACCAGCAATTAGCAGACCAACGCCGATGACGATTAGCCCAATTGGGTTTAGTGCCATGGCAATGTTGATGGCAACAATTGACGCTGCAATTGCTGCTAGAGCGCCAGCAATAATCATGAATGTTTGTGGGTTGTCTTGTGCCCAACTAGCAAACTTTTGAAGGTATGGCAACAACTTTTCGACGGCTGGCAATAACGCTGCACCAATAGATTCTTTTGTTTCGTCAAAACCAAGTTTCAGTCGAGCAAATTTGCCTGCCGTGGTTTCGGCTGCTTCTGCAGCTGCGCCTCCAGTGGTCTGGGCAAGTGCATACATGACGTCTTCAAAGGATGCGCCATCTTCAATCATTTGCCTGTATTCAGGCGCAAGTTTCTGAAGTGCTGTGAGGTTGCCTCCATAGGCTTTTTCTAACGCCCCTACAACAGTCTCCAATGGTTTGCCGGTGGCTGTGGCAATGTCCATAGCCTGTTTAGCCAAGTTCTGAGCCTCAGTGACTGAACCAGTTGCTTTTGCAAGCCTGCCAAACGCTGGCCTCAATTTGTCATCTGAAAAACCCAGCAACTTTCCTTGCTCAGTAATCCAATCTTCAACACTGGCAATTTGGTCGTCATTTGCACCAGTGGTCTTTTTTAGGCTGTTAGCAAGCAAGTCTTGGGCTGCAGCGTCTTCAATAGCGCCTGACACTGCGTCGCCTAAAACGACGGCTAAACCAGCCAAGGCTGCAGCTG